TAAGTAAGGAATGTCAAGGAAAGATATTAAACAACCATAATGTAGTTTCTAGTTTCATTGTCGGTATCAATCCAGAGGGTCAAGGGTTCAGCAGTTCTGCAGATGAGATTGAAACGGCTACAAAGTACTTTTACAATCAATCCGTAAAGCCTTTACAAGATTTGCTAATTGAAGCGATTGACAAGATACTAGCATTTAATAACATATCACTTGATTTGTATTTCAAGCGATTGAACTTACTTGATTCTATTGAGGAAAAAGAACAGCAAGAACAGGAAACGGAATTAAGCGTAAAATTTTCGCACTGGTTGGATGAGTTCGGTGAAGAAGAAAGTGAAGATTGGGAATTGATCGACGCTAGAGAAGTAGACTACGAGCTAGAAGATGAATTTGATAATCAGCTCCTTTCAATGGAAGATGAATTGAAAGGTAAAAAGCCTAATTTATTGCAGAAAGTTGTGAAGTTTGCAACAGGGATTGCAAGTCCAAACAGACCGAGCGAGCAGGATCGAGAGATTGACGGTTTCTATTTTAAGGTGCGTTACAAGTATACGGGTAATCCAAGTCCAGAACGCGGTTTTTGCCGTGAAATGATGCGAGCAAGTAAGGTATACAGAAAAGAAGATATTATAAGAATGGGGACGCAAGCGGTAAACCGTGGTTTCGGCGAGTTTGGCGCGGATACTTATTCAATTTGGCTTTATAAAGGCGGTCCACGATGCCACCATAAATGGCAGCGTAGAACGTATGTAAGCGCGACAAAGAACGCCAGCATTGGTTCAGCTAAGACTAACGAGATAAGCACGAATAAGGCGCGAAAATTCGGTTACAGAATAAATAACGAAAAGGAAGTGAGCATGAAGCCTAACGATATGCCCTTAAAAGGTTTTTCACCTAACAATACTAACCTACCAAACGACGTTAAATAATGGCACAAGCACTATTCGTAACCACGGAAGACGTGGCGAGATACACAGCACTAAACGGGAATGTTGACGTAGATAAATTCATTCAATACGTTAAAATCGCACAAGATGTACACATTCAAAATTTTCTAGGAACTGACTTGTTCGAGAAGATTTCATCGGATATAGTTGCTGGAACTTTGACTGGAATTTATTCAACACTTGTAACCGATCACGTTAAGTGGATGACGCTTCATTGGGCGATGGTGGAGTTTCTGCCTTTCTCAGCTTACACGATAGCAAATAAGGGAGTGTTTAAACATGGCGCAGAAAGTAGCACCTCAGTAGATAAAAACGAAGTAGACTTTCTCATCGAGAAACAACGCGACATTGCGCAGCACTACACAAAGAGATTCATCGACTTCATGTGTTTTAATTCGTCAAGCTTCCCAGAATACGACTCAAACACGGATGGAGATTTGAGTCCAGACAGAAAAGTTAATTATACAAACTGGTTCCTATGACTTATAAACCAAAACAGGAAAACATAATAAAGCTAAAGGCTTACAAAAAGAAAGTAAAAGATGGCGGACAAAAAGATAAGCGGACTAATTGATTTAGTCGGACCACTGGTAGGTACAGAAGAGATTCCAATGGAGTACAACGGCTCTACAATTAAATGTAGTACTACTGAAATGAAACAGTTTTCATTGTCGGGAGGTTTAACAGCCACTTACAATTTCGGCGGTGGTGGTTCTGGTGACATAGCAAGTATGACGTTTGTAAATGGATTATTAACAGCGGTTGCTCTAGTGCCTTAATTTTAGTTATAATGGACGGTAGAGGAATTGTTGAGCTAGTTTTAGGCTTTGGGATAGCTATAATAGGATATTTTTTAAAGATTATACATAGTGACATAAAATCGAACACTGAAAACGTAGGTAAAAACGCTGGAAGGATAACGCAATTAAGCAAAGACATTGAGCATGAAAAAGAATTGAGAAGTCAATCATTTGCCTATATTAAAGAGATATTGGAAGAAATACGAGAAGAACTTAAAACAATTAAAAAATGATTGATAGACTATTCAAACGCGGACTTATAACAACTATAATAGGGCTTGTTATAATTTTAACGTCGGTTTTTACATGGGTGTTTACTCATAAAGCGTCAAGCGATGTCGCAGTTATCGCTGGAATCGGAACAGGGTTACTGTTTTTGAAAGATGAGAACATCGGAATAAAGCGCAAGAATATGTAAATCTTTAATTTTTATGCACTTGTGTTAGATTTTATACAGAAAAATGTTTATCTTTAACGAATAATTATAATTTTGTTACATGGATTGGCTAGGTAAAGTCGCACAACATCACAAGGAATATATAAGATACGCCCAAAAAATGGGGTGCGGTGTTCACTCAGAAGATTTAGTACAGGAGGCGTATATAAGGCTGCACAAATACAGCAGTGAAGATAAGGTAATTAACTCAGATGGATTCGTAAACAAGTCCTATGTTTGGAGGGTTATTTTCTCGGTCTGGATGCAGTACTATAAAGACTCAAAGAAAATTAAAAGGGTCGATATTGATCTCGTAATTTCGGATGTTACTAGCGATTACAACGAATATGATGAGATGTCTTATCACACAATCGTTGAAAAAATGTACAACGCATTAAACGATTTAGATCAAGACGGATATCCTTATAATAAAGAAATGTTTCTCCTTTACGCAAAGTCCGACAAGTCAATGAGAAAGATTTCAAGTGATACAAATATTAGCCTTACAAGTATTTTTAACACGATCAAAAACTGCAAAAAAGAAATTAAACAAAGCATAGGAGAAGACTTTGAAGATTATCTAAACAAGGATTTTGAACTGATATGAGACAAGAAGTACCATTACATCAAATGTATGCAGCAGTCGAAGATTATATTTATAATCGTAAAAAGGTACGTGTTAAAATAAACATTGAAAAGGGATTAGGTCGCAACAGATGGGCGGCTGACTATTTGAAAGATCAACTAATTAAACTAAATTTAGCGTATAACGAAACACAGAAATAATGGAAAAGGATAGCAAATATTACGAGTCACTAGACAAACGAACTAGAGAATATAAAGACTGGATCGAAGCAAAGCAACAAAAGGAACTTGAAGCAAAGCACAAGGAAAACAGCACGACGGGATTAGGTGATGTAGTTGAAAAAGTAACGAAAGCAACGGGAATTAAAAAGGTCGTTGAAATGTTTACTAAAGATGGACAAGATTGCGGATGCGAAGATCGTAAAAAGAAGCTAAACAAGATAACAATTATACGTCACAAAGATACACAATGTTTAACTGTCAAAGAATTTGAGTATCTTAGTCGCGTACTAAAGAACAACCATGCAATAAATGGAGATGACATGAAGAAACTTTCAAGCATTTACGAACGAGTGTTTCAAGTTAAGCTGTCATCAAGTTGTAACGGTTGTTCGATGGGGTACAAAATTGATGAATTAAAAGCAGTATTAAGCAGTTATGAAAATTAAAATTTTAGCAGTACTCAGCCTTGTATTTATTTACGGGTGCGAGAAAGAAGAAGCGACAAAAGCAAACGGAGCGGATTGTCAGTGTTACGAGGTTCACGAGAAATACGAACCTGTAAACGTCAACGGGATGCCACAAATGCAGTGGGTTTTGGGTTATCAAACAGAACCATCTTCAATGAGTTGTGATAGTGAAACGGAATACTATAACGCTAACAACACTCAAAGATGGAAAGTAATATGCAACTAACATGGCAAACACAACAGGTAAGAAATTTGGAGGGCGTAAAAAAGGGACGCCAAATAAGATAACGTCAAAAGCTAAAGGTGCAATTGCAGAAGCACTAGACGGAGAATCAGAACACATAAGCGAAGCATTACATGAGATACGCAAGTCTGGAAACTACGTCGAGTTCATTAACGCAATTGTAAAACTATGCCCTTACGTTATACCTAAAATGACAGAAACAGAAATAAACGCAGCAATTAGCGGCGGTACTGACTTTAACGATTTGGTAAAAAAGATTCGTGGCGATAAATCCTAAATACCTTGTATTAGACAACCCAACTCGATACTTTATAGTTACGGGTGGCAGAGGGTCTGGTAAGTCATTTTCGATAAACACCTTATTGTGCTTATTAATGACGGAAGCGGAACATGTTATATTATTCACAAGGTACACACTTAGAGCAGCGAGTATTTCTATTATTCCTGAGTTCGTTGAAAAGATTGAATACTTAGGTCTAGTAGGTCAGTTTAGAATAACCAAAGATGAAATAATCCACCTTGGAAGCGGTTCAAAGATTCTGTTTCGTGGTATCAAAACAAGTTCGGGTAATCAAGTGGCATCATTAAAATCATTGCAAGGAGTTACAACTTGGGTCTTAGATGAAGAGGAGGAACTTATAGACGAAAAGATATTTGACAC